AACCTCTCGAAAGTAGATTAGTTGTCCTCTTCTCCATCTTCCCAACCAATCTTCTTAATTGGGTCATCGGCAGGGACTATCCAATCGGGATAAGAGCTGCGATCCATTGCGAAGGCTAACGCAGTTCCCTCATCCATCCCTGCTCTACGGCAAGCCTTATAAACTTCATTGGCAGCAATAGCCCAGAAATCAAGCTTTGTTAAAGGCGTTTCTTTAGTAGTCCTGCGTCTCTTAGGACGCTTGACTGCCTTCTTACTTACGCGCTTTCGCGTTGCCATTTCTGACCCCTCTCGCTAGGGCCAATTCTAACTGAGACTCCATTTTATCAAGGCGCGACACTATTGGAATATTCTCCAATTTAATTATGTAGCGAAGTCCAGCAATCAGTAAGGCGATAGATCCTAGGACTGAGGCAACTAGGGTTGCTAGCTCAGTAGCCGCCATTACTTGAGTCTGCCGTATCTTTCGTAGTTAGGGTTTAGCCAGTTAATGATGCTAGGCAAGACTGATACGAGAGCCGCATTGGCAATTGCATTTACATCTAGGCCGACTGCTAGGTAGGTCGCTAGTGCCGTTGCTAGGAATGTCTTTGCCCAGCTCTCTGCCATTTTCTTTAAGTCGCTCATTAGCTTCTCCTTCGAGGTTGAAATAACTGCCATCTTTGTCTCCCAAAGTTGTGAATGAAATATGGAAATGCGACCGATGGGGATTAGCGCCGTTATATTTACGCCGTTTCCATCCCAGTATCGGACTCATAATCTTTCCATCGTAGATTATGTATTTAATTCGCTTATCGCCCTTTTTGGCTAACTTGCGAATCTTCTCAACTAGCGCGTAAGCCTCTTCTTTGTGAGCTGATAAATCAGCATCAATATCTAAAGCTCGGACAATTCCGCCTGCTCTATCGTCTGGTATGTGGTCAGAACTACCTTTAGCAAGATGCCTAGCGTCAGCAATCCAGCCATCAGACTTCCTATCGCGATCAGGATAATCGTCATCGATTTGCTCCCGAAGTTGCTGACCAGCTTTGCAAAGTGTTGGCATTAGCCTTGATGAGCGTCTAAGACTATTTGTGCAGCAGCTTCATCATTAGAAGAAATCGCAAGCCATAATGAATTATCAGCATCCAAACGAGGCGCGGTGTAACCAGATGGATAGCCAGAGTCCTGTTGAACTGAAATGCCGGCAGCCAATAATTCTTCAATCAATTTACTTCCGTTTAATTTTGCAGGTTTTTTATATTTAATCATTATGCTCCTAAATATGTTACGCCGAACCAAGAAACTTCAGCTGTGCTAAGGGTTGCCAAAAGATTTGTAGCAGTGCCATTATTTTGGAAAATATAAACCTCTAAATAATCCGCTGCGCTTAAATTATAGACATCATTAAAAGCAACGCTTAAATTGTTACTTGTTACCGCTCCGCAATTCTGAGAACGACCTATCAATGATCCATTTTTGTATAAATAAATAATCAATTGTTTTGTATCGCTCATACCCATCATAAATTGAGCACTGATTGAATATTTGCCGTCCTTGCCAGCTGGAATCGTTATACGCGATGTGTTTGATGATGTTGAATGAAATGCATCTGTATCAAATGTTTCAGAATTCCAAGTAACGACTGTATCCGTTGCATCGTTAATCGATAAATTAGAACCAAGATATAAACGGCAACCGACAAAGGCAGAACCAGCATTTGCCCATTTAACTTTGTATGGTGAAACTGTTGTATCAGCCGTCAAAACTTGTCCAGTAGTGCCAATCGGTAAATTATCATAAGTGCTTGACCCTGTGCCTACTACAATATCGCCAGCGGCAGTAATTGTTGTGGCCATATCATTTGTGATTGTTACTGCGCCAGTAGTGCCACCGCCACTAATTCCAGTGCCAGCAGTTACGGCAGTTATATCTCCAACATCATTGTTAATCCAAGTGTAGTCAAGGTCGGTATTTGAAGCCTTGCTTAATATCTGTCCAGTTGTGCCGCCCTTTAAGTCAAGAAATGAATTATCAATTCCATTACCCAAAGTTCGAATGGCAGCTGCGCCATCCTTTACTAAATCTGTATCAGCTGGCGTTGTCCAGCCGAAATTACTTGTCGTTGGCATTTAGTCTCCTATGCAACTATTGTAGCGTTGAGCCAGTCCAAAGTCGGGCTTATTGTATTCCAAGTCTCAGTTGCTGGGACTGAGTTCCATCTGAACGCCTGAAGGCTAAAAGCGATAGGCGATACATTTAGAGTTAGGTTTAGCTGATTTAGGCTGGCGGTCCAAGTCCAACCTTCTACGAAGCCTTGGAATTCTCCACCTACCATATTGGCTGGCAGATTAACGATATTGAGCGGTTGGCCCATAAATACGCCAAGAAGGTTATCTCGATCTGAATTGTCGATTTCACCGCTAGCTAATGGAAAGGTTATCTGCCTTAGGGCAAATTGAGGATAAGCGCGGATAAGTAGATAGAAGGCAGCCTGAGCCTCAGCATCGCCTTGATTGCGAAGTGTGGTCGATATGGTAGAAGCAAGAAGGCCATAGTCAGATATGGAAGCTGCATCTTCATCAGTTACCTCAGCCCCGGAAGTGCCGTAGTTAATTGTTATTAAATTTCTTACATCGCCAGCTCGCTTAAGGATTGATAGCGCAGGGCCGATGGCGTGATTGCCATCTAAATCAACATAGCCGTTAATTGCAAGATATTGAGATCTATGGGTTGAATCTGCATAACCAATGCGTCCTTGCGAATCTTCATATAGATAACCAAGGCCGCTAGTCGCAAAGCGAGAAGCAAGGCTATAAACTGTATCGTCTAGCCCATTCTCAGAATGAAGCTCATAATCCCCAGGAGTATCAATCTCACCTAGACCGCTATTTTCTGCATCCTGCCATTGAGTAGTCGGGTCATAGCCGTTCCAAGTTTCGGCAGCTGGCACTTCATTCCATTGGTCAAATAAAACTGTTTCAAGTAATTCTAAAATTCTATCCCCATCAAATTGATGAGCAAAGTTTCCGATATAGACGGCGCGATTGAGTCGGGCTAAAGCTCCTACTGCTGTTATCTGAATTTTTTGGCTAGTGGCAGTTGAGCCAGAAGTCTGGACTGTTATGCCTAAATCGGTGATAAAGCCCCCAAATAGATTTACATAAACCGCGCTAGTATTTTGGACTTCAATAGTAACTGCATCGTTAATCTCAAAAGGGACTGATGCTTCAGCAGTTTCAATCAGCGTTAAGCTGCAATACCCAGCCAAAGGCTGCTGATAAATATCATCCCTACCAGAGGTAATAGTAAGTCCGCTAAGTGTGGCGCTGGTAACTGTAGAGCCATTGACCTTAACTCGATAGACGGGACTCCAAGCGGTCATAGGATTAGTTGATCACCGCCGCCGCCAAGTCTGCGGCTGCTGTTATTCAAAGCAAGCTGGACTGCTCGGCTAAATCCTTCTTCATCAATTACGGATGGAGCATTTACATTGATTACCACATTGCCGCGTTCATCTCCGCGTCTAGCAGCTGCAACATCAAATCCAGATGGAATTGCTTTGCCACTTGGATTTAATCCAGATGGGAAACTTGGCATTGTTCCTGTAACAACTGGAGCAATAATTTTACCGCCACCAATGCCACCGCCAGTAGAACCGCCACCAGTAGAACCGCCACCGCTAATAACTGGCGTTCCAGCAGTAAAGCCTGATGGAAGGCTAGATGGAGAAACTGTGTTGCTTCCCGTTGCTGATGCAGCATTAGCTTGGTTATCAAATAATTTAGTCGCGGCGATAATAGCGCCAACTACTGCTGCACCAGTGGCTAGACCAGCTAACGGATTCAAAGCAAATCTAGAAGCTATAGCAGCAGCTACGGCGCTATTTCTTAAAAGATTATAAGCAACTACCAAGCCTTGAATTAGCAGGATAGTGGCTTGGATTCCAGCTGCTATTTTAGAAACTACAAATACTGTCGCTAATACTCCAGCAACTATTAATAATTCATCTTTGAGATCAATGACTGTGTCAATAAACCCTCTTACTTTTTTGCCCCATTCGACTGCTGTTTTCTGGCTTTCGGTCAGAGATTCGTTTAGACTATCTTTTCCAGTAAGTCCAGCAATAAATCCATTTAAAGCTGGAATGAAGTCAGCTAAAATCCAAGCCGTTAATTCTTGCACTACGGGCAACAATGCAGCCCCAATTGATTCTGTTGCTTCATCTAAAGCAATTTTGACTCGATCTATCTGTTTTTCAGTTGATTGTGCCTCATTAGCCGCAAAGCCCCCAAAGGTTTTTGTAAGATCATTAAAAACTAAATCAAAGTCTTTTGATTTTATTATTGATTGATCTAAGCCTAACCCTAATCTTCCAAGGGCGTTTAAATTCCCATCATAAGCTTTGCCTAAAGCATTAGCCACTGCTTCTAATGGTTTGCCTGTTGCAGATGCTATATCCAAAGATAAATTTAGTAATTTTTGCGCTTGTTCTACATCTTTAGTTGATCTTACTAATCTTGAAAAAGCAGGGCGCAATTGGTCATCCGTAACGCCTATAGCAACTGAAGTTATACTTATGTATTCTTCAACGCCAGCAATTTGCTCGGCAGTTGCCTTTGTAGTGTTTTCTATTGTCTGTGCTAATGTCCTTTGAGCTGCCTCATCTTTCGCAGCATTTTCAATTGCAACCTTTGCAAATGCCCCAATAGCTGCTCCAGCAGAAGCAAATGCAGCAGCTGCCTTTACGCCAAATTCCTTGGCTCTATCTCCAATGGAATCAATGTCTTTAGAGCCAGCCGCTAACTTCTTTTGGAAGTCGGCCGTATCTGCTAAAAGCTTGAGCGTTAAGGCTCTTGAATCAGATGCCATTGATGCCCCACTTATCTAATATTTTATTAAATGCTCTAGTCCATTGTGCCACAATATTCTTCTGCTCTTGACGCAAAGTCGGATAAATAAACCATCCGCGAGAGCCGCGCCCTTGTCTGCCAGA